GTCCAAGACACTTGGCTGTAAGGATACTACTAAACTAAGAAAACTTAGTTCGGTGCGTGATCCGGAGGCCAAGACAAGGATCATAGCGATCTTAGATTATTGATCGCAAGCCTCCCTTAAACCTCTTCATAATTTCATTATGAAGAAGCTTAAGGACCTACCTGATGATAGAACATATGATCAGAATAGGTGTTTTGAGGGTAATTCCCAATCCAGATACTTCTCATTCGATCTAACTAGTGCAACTGACCGGTTTCCAATAGGATTCCAGGAAATTGTCCTTAGGCAAATCTTCAATGAGAAATACTCAGGAGCATGGGTCCGTCTAATGACGGGCCTTGAGTTCGAGAACCCATGGGGTGAACCTGTTGTTTATTCAGCAGGGCAGCCTATGGGGGCTTATAGCTCATGAGCGGTTTTCGCGTTATCACACCATGTTGTCGTCCACATCGCAGCAAAACGATGTGGAGTCAATCCCAAAGGAAAATACATCCTACTGGGAGACGATATAGTGATATGGGATGAAGGGATTGCAAAGCAATACCTTCTTATCATGACCGATCTAGAGGTGTCAATCTCAGATCAGAAAACACATATATCAGAACACATGTATGAATTCGCAAAGCGTTGGTACCGAAATTCCGTTGAGATCTCAGGTATCCCAATAAAAGGATATCTGGGAGTTCACCAATTTTGGTGAAGGGCTATACCAGAAGTGGTAGAGTCCCTCACTAGAATTGGAGAATCAACGCGTATACCGGCCCCGGGTATCTTCTCGGATTTCTTCAAAATCTGAGATTTGCCTCTTAGATTCTCTAAGAGAGCATACGAGGCATCCCTATTGCTATCCTCAGATCAAGATCCAGAGGAACGCAAAGTGAGATGGGGAATTATCTTTAACAAGTTAAGACCCTTTATTCCACGTAGCTGCTCAATATCGCACGAGCATCAAATGATGTACATGCAGATAATGATTGCAAATCTGTTGGCCAGAGATTGAGAAAACGCAGGGATCGAGATCCGAACGCACTATGACGAACTTCGTGAGAAGTTCCTTGATGTCATAGAACGTTCTAAGGATGAGGATTCCTATGTGACTCGCGACCGGTTGCTTGGATCAGTACCACCTATGAAGGTGATGTTCCAACAATTTGAAGATATCAGGCACAAGCTTGATGATCTAAGAACTGGAGGATACTCTATAACTAAAATTATAGAACTGACTAAACAACCTATTATGTCTAATCCGCTCCAGCTTATTCAAGCTAGACGAAAGGACATAATAATCAAATCCCAAGTGAACTTGCTCAAAGAATTCAAAGAGTACATCCATTGTCTCGATGAAATCAACAATCAAGCACTAAGGCTTGAAGGTCTAGGAGAACTCGATCTGTTGACAAAACAAGATCAATTCCTACCTAGTTATGCAAAACGACACCATGTCAAGAAGTAAACTCAACACAGTGCCGCATCAGAAATCTATTAAGAACTAAGTACTTAATAGGTCCGGTTTACCGGGGGGATGATGCGAGAATCTCTCGGCTTCCTAATGTATTCTCCACGTTAGTGAAGTTATACTTAGGAAGTGAGA